TGACCTCCATTGCATCAAGGTCGCTAGTAGCAGCACCACCGGCAGAACCTGTAATCCAAGTCTTGTAACGTCTGTCTTCAGCTTCAGAAGCTCTGTAACGTACGTGCAAGAATGGACGCTTAGCGTTCTTACCCATGATTTGGTCATACACTGAAGTAGAACCTGCAGGAACCAACAAACCTGTGATAGTACCTGTAGCAGTATCTGCAGTAGTGTTAAGACCACCACGCATGGTTGGGTCGTTCAAGTATTTCCAATCAGACTTGTAGAAGTCATAACCTCTACGGAATCCTGTGAAACCAAGGTTCAACGCCATGTCAACATCGTTATCGAACAAACCGAAGGATGCAGACTGAGCAACACCACCTGAAGTGTATCCGTTCAATGTAGCTAACATATTGTCAATGTCGAAGCTAAGACCACGATTCACGAAGATTACGTTCTCTTCGATAGCACCTTGCTTGTCAAGACGAGAAACAATAGTATCCCAATCAGAAAGAGATGTTGGAGTTCCACCACCCCATACGTTACCTCTGTTGTTAACAACATAGAAGATACCTTCAGAACCCATCATTCCGGCAGCTTTAGCGCCTGAAAGGTTAGCAGCAGGAACAGCTTCAATCATTGCAGTCTCAAGATAATCTTCAAAACGAAGACGAGTCTCGTGCTCAGACTTCAAATACCACAAGTAACCTGTAGCACCATTCTCAGTAGTAACCTCAATCCAACCAATCTGAGCCATATCAGAACCATTAACCGCATACTTATCTTTGATGATAATAGGGTTGTTAGAGTAGATATCGTCTTCAGATTCCAAAGAACCAATCATTCCATTAGTTCCTTTTTTGAATTCAGAACCGTAGATGAATACAGTACACTGCTGAGAAATAGCGAAAGCCTGACCTGCAGCCTCATAGAAAGCAACAGTGAAGGTAGTAGCAGAAGGTACAGCAGTAACGATAGCCTTGTTGAACACACCTGAAGTGTTGTTCTGAATCATTACAGTCTGTCCAATACGGATAGCAATGTAAGTAACACCTGAGTCATTAACTGTAAAGGTAGCTGTAGCTTGACCTGCAGCAGCAGCTGAAGTTACGTTAGTGTACTTAATGTGAAGACGACCTTGCTCAGCCCACTTAATTTGGTCAGAGTTAGAAGGCATCTCAGCTCCAACCATTCTAAGGAAGGAAGCGATGGTTCTATTACCATAACGCTCAAATTCTTTCTCGTAAGTATCAGGAAGATACTGATTCAAGAAGTTGAAGTTGGTAATGTAGTTTGTTTGCAAAGCTACCTGTTCAGCACTCGGCTGCAACGCATAGGTAGGATTGTTTAATAAAGCACTAGCCATTGTTTTTTAATTTTTAAGTTTTACATTTTTTTTGCGCTGCGGATTCTCAGATTTCTACCTGAGTCAGGGTTTACCGCCTTCACCTGCATTCCTCCTGTAATTTTACCAACCTCCGGTGCTCTCCGCTCAGTCATATTGATGTTCTTGATTTTACGTGTAACGTCATCAGTTGCATCTGACAAGCCTTGCTCATAGAAGAACTTAGCAAACTTTTCAGGATTCATTGCTACGGCTAATGACCTGTGATAACCTGCTGCGTCTTTAATCATTCCGCTCTCATCCAAAAACTTGTTAATAAAGTTTTGGGGAGTAGCCTGAATTCTTCTTAACTCATTGGCATCACCCGGAGTAAACGAGATTCTCTTATCGTTGATATTGAACTCAAATCCTTTGAAGTCTTTACTAAAAACCTCTTCTGTCTTTTGGTCAAACCATCTACGCTTTCGATTCGTCTCCTCTTCGATTGTCTTCGCCTCTTGAACATATTCCTTATAGCTTTCATACATCGACTTATCTTCATCGGAAACAAATCCCATACTTGACTCAAGCGGGAACTTATACTTTTCCTTCTGATTGTTGAAGTACTTTTTAGCCTCAGCAATAATTTTCTTTTTAGCTATCTTGGTTTTTTTAATGGTAGATTCATCATCCAAATCCTCATCGTATGAGTACTCATCCATCAAAGCCTCAATATCCTCACTATCCAATCCTTCTTGAGTGGAAGTAAGGTATTCTTTAAGTAGTTGTTCAGGATTCATTGAATCAAAGTCTTTCTTTAATTGTAAGAAATCCTCAAATCCTCTACCTGTTTCTTTTTTATATTGTAAATAAGCAGCTACATCTTCAGGTAATTGTTCTGAGTCTTTACGCTCAGCAACCAAATCGTCTAAAGAGTTAATCTGCTTATTATATCTTTTACCAATATATGAAAGAACGTCTTCGTCTTTAAAGTTGAACTCTGCAGGCTCAGGCTCTTCAATAGAGCCTTCATTACTTTCTAATGACTGCTCATGCTTTTCAATCAATTCTCTTTCTACCTCTTGAACCCCTTTGGGCTCGATAGCGTCTAATGCTCTTACTTTCAATTCCATTTTATTAGATTTTATTTGTACAAACTTAATTAATTATTTTAACATTTTATCGAGGCTCAAATTCTGCCAAATCAAATCCATCCAAACTATCTTCGTTTGATTCAAAACTCATAGGAGGAAGATTATTCTTTCTCTGATTAATAAGTTTTGATTGTTCGGTATTTTGCTGACTAATTCTTTTTGCTTTAGCATCTTCTCTCATCTTTTCTCTTTCAGTAAGATTTGTAGAATCCATACCTTTAAGCTGAAGATTATATTCAAACTCTTCTCTCATCAATTGAGATTTAAGCATTGCCTCATTTTTACTCTTCTCAATATCAAATGCAATTTCTGCTTGTTTAATCTGCATCTTCGCTTGAGTCTCTAGCTGTATCTTTTGCATAGCTGTTTCTGAAGCCATCTGCTGAATTTGCATCTGCTGTTGAGCTTGCATAGCTTGCTGTTGCATTGCCATCTTCTCAGCACGGTCCTGAGTCTTCATTCGCTTCATCTTCAGTAACTGATTGGCAAGCTTTAGATTTCTAATCTCACGAATGTCAATTGCGTCCTCAAGGTTAATATCACCTTTAGATAATGCTACCTGAATATTCTGTTCTAGTTGAGCCTTCTGTTCTTCGTCAGGAGAAACCTCAATAAAGATTCCAAAATCATAGATATACAAATCTTTAATCTCGCCTAGAATAGATACGTTATACTTTCCAATTTGATTCGCAAACTCATCTGCAAAGTCAGAGTACTCTAATATGTCCGCTACTCTATATGTTAAAGCTTCAGCCATTGAACGATATAAATACAATGACCCATCTAGGATGTGTCTTGTTGCTGTATTAGAATTCAATGCGGCTAATTTCTGTACACCAACCAATGAGTTAGGGTCAGGGTTAGAACCATCTCTAGCCTCATTTAAACCTGTAACAGAACGAATCATATCAATATAATGATTCATATTAGTAATTAGCATCTGAGTCTTTGAAGCCCCTGAGTTTGATGTCAATTGCTGAATAGGAACTCTAGCATTATTGAATTCACCATCTTGAGTATAACTACGTCCAATAACACTACCCGTTTGGAAATATAGTCTTAATGCATCCTCAGGATTATAAGCATTACCTGTTCCCAAGTCAATCTCATTAAGACCATCAGCATCAATGAATACACCATCAGGAACTGTACGTGCAATAACCTGCTGTAACTTTAAGTGAGTAATCTGAATTAAGTCAGCAAAAGGAATCATTCTTCTGCACAAAGATTCAATTGCTCCTTTATACATTCTTGGAGCTACTGCCACATAGTTTGGTAATGCGTGTTGCGATGCTGACTTTGGACGAACCATGTTCTCAGACATTCTCCATTGTAGAAGAATATTAGTTCCCATAACCATGATGCCCTCATACCAAACATCAATGGTCTTTTCAATTTTTTCAAAATTTCCTTCCTCCATCATTTCAGTAGGAGGATTAAATGTTTCGTCTTTTTCAATTACTCTTGACCCACCACCTTCAAGGTTCTTCTTCTTATAAACAATTTTTTTGGTGGTCTTGTAATTAAAGTATAACAACGTGCAGGTGTCCCTATAGAACATACTGTTCTCATAGAACTGTGCCACATTATAGTAGTCATACCAAGACTGACTGTACTGAGTAATTTGCTGAAGGTCTTCTTTAGTTAAAGATTGGTCAATCTTCATTAACTCAGTAATAGGAAGAGTTTTAATCTCTCCCCAATAAAAACAATCTTTGAAGTATGGGTCCTCAGTATAACTGTAAATAACATTAGCAGGGTCTACGTAAGAAAGTTTAACGCCTGTCCCCTGCAAAAACTCATGCTTAGCAATGCCAATTCCAATTACTGCAATATCATAGTCTATTCTTTTTCTGATATCATCGTAGTGGTTCGCATCAAAAATAGTATTAATTGCTTCTTCTTCTGCAATCTCAATAGCAGGCTTATAGTTAAGCTGCATATAAAGTGATAGCTCTTCGTCAGTTGTTGGCAACTCTTCAGGCTGCATCATAAAAGGATTGGCACCTGTTTCTTCTTGGATAATTTCAAGAACAGGCTTGGCTATCATCTGACCTTCAATCAAGTCTTGATACTTACTACGTTTTGCCTGAGACATTGCATCCTGAGCGTATGCCTTAACCTTAAATAAACGGTCGGACATACCATTAACAACAATGTCAATAAACTTAGGCATGATAGGAACAGGAGTCCAATCAAGATTCAAATAAGATAAATCACCATCAATTGCTAATTCATTCTTATATTTTCCAATAGGTTGTTCACCACGGGCATATAGTCTTAGTCTTCTGAAATCTTGCCATTGTCCATAGTATCTACAAGAGTTACCATCTTTACGGAACCACTCATACTGTATAGCTTGACCTACTTGTAAACCAAAGGTATCAGATGCCTTCTCGGCATCCGTAGCTATTTGACTAGGAAAAGATACCGAATTGATTTGGACTGTTATATTCTTCATTTGTCTAATTGACTGATTACCCCTTCGTTCTTATATTTAGCGAAGTTAATAATTAATTTCGATTCTTTTTTTTCAGGCACATAGAGGTGCTTTTGATTTGCCATGATTGCAAGACCTGAGCTAATACAAGCATCAAATTTTGTTCTGTCATTAATGTCAAATTTTGCCCAATCCTCAAGTGTTCTTGTAAATGGCATTGTACCCATCAGGTCTGAATCACGATACTTTGCTTCTAAATCTAGTCCTACAAATTTTTCAATGTATGACTCAATTGCTGATGCGTGAGATTGTTTGACATCCTCTGATGAGTTAGGTATTCCGCCTAACTCTCGTTCAGTCTTAGTCAATTTGGCAAACTGTTTATCAGGTCTGTTAATTGAAAACCCTCGGTATCCCCTGTTCTTTAAGTGATACAACAATCTTGGCTTATTGTTTTCTACTAAGATTGGCATACCATAAAATACACAAGCCATCAATACCTCTTCAAAAAATATCTCAGCGGTTTGTGGTCTTGCTACATATTCTAAAAAAAACTCATTTACAGGAGCATCATCCATGTGGAATTTAGTCATTCCATGTAACGCTCCGTTAGAACCACGTCCGCCAACCACAGCAGATATATCGTATGAATCACATCCAAATGACCCAATATGTTCATTGCCGGGATACTTAATTCCATTACGTATGTGAACATTATTTTGCAAATGTTTAGGTGGAAACCAACTTGCCACGAATCTGCCTCTTGTGTCAGGAGTCCATATTACTTCAGTGTCTTTAATTCCATCCTTCCAAGAAAACATCCCACGAGTAAGATAGTGCTCCTTAATCATCGAATCATTATAGTCAATCTGTTGATAGATTTTAGTAAGATTAAATATGGATGATTTGCTCTCATCTCTAAAAGCGTGAGACTCTGTTCTTGGAAACTGACGATAAAATTCATTGAGTGCATCAGGGTCATTCTTTAACGAATCAACTTCAGCATCCCAATAGTCTATTGCGCCATTTGAAATCAAATTACCATCAACACCTCTTATCTTTTCCTTTGGCTTATTAAAAACAGGATGCCCATAAATATCAATGAAGCCTTCCATGTTCCATTCCATTGGAATAAATATGGCATATAAACCACTTTTAGTTTGACCGTTTGCGTTTCTATATTTTACATTAGACTCTTCGTAAATATCTTTGAAGTTCTGACCACCCTTGCTTAATGCATTAGAGGTAGAACCCATCATACACTTACCAATAATCTTGCTACCCAAACGAAGACAGGTTTTTGTTACACGCCAATTCTCTTTTATGTTTACAGGCTTAGTCCACTTACCTGATTCATCATGAGCCAAGAACAATAGCTTCTCACCATCATAGGAGTTATCTTCAGTATTTTTCCAATCTATAGTTGTATCAAGACCATCAATTTCTGTATTGTCTGATTCATACATATTCTTTTTGGTAATCTTGGAAGCAGGAACCCTAAAAGCTAATTCAGTTTTAGGCTTATCCATACCATCCATGATTGGTTTAAAGAAGAATGGAAGACGGCTATTGATAGGAACAACTTTATCAGTAAACATCTTCTTAGCATCGGCACCTGTCTTTGACAAAATACCAATACGTGAATCACGAGCAAGCGTTCCTATATTGACGCACTCTGATGAAGACATGAATGAAAATCCTGAACGTCTAATTTTTAAATAGACCATTCCAAATGACCTTGGGTCGGCACGACAAGCTTCCCAAAATATCCAATAGATTCTATTTGCTTCACGAAAGTCAGGATAGCCAACGTCAATACTAGACCATTGTAGATACATATAGTGTGAGCCTGTAATATAGGTCTTCACACCATTGTTCATAAACCAATATCCATGTTCTCTACGGTCAAATTCCTGCTCGATATAATCAACCCATCTATCTTTAAATTCTTTTGGCTTATCATTCCATTGGAATATAGATTGAATCTTTAATAGGTCTTTTGGAATTTGTTCTCGTTCCCAATATTGCTCAGATGTTTTAGAATCCCTTGTAAAGCATTTATCGGGGGCTGCAGGCAACGCAATCTTTAATCCTGATATATCTACTATTTGACCTATTTGACCGCTCTTAGATATCACTACAACGTCATACTGCTCGTTATAGCCGTACACCCAAGACCGCACTCTATTTTTATTAGAGATTACAGCTGACGGTATTTGGTCCTTTAAGACCCGATACAAGTTATTGTTTTGACCTTCGCTCTGCAAATCCTTGTTTTGTATCTGTTTTACTTACACCTCTATCTATCGATTCAAGATTTTCTTTTTCTAATTCTATTCTATTGAGAATCTCAAACGCATCAAATATGGCAAGCTTCTTTGTTGCTGCGGCATTCTTTAATCTATCAGCAGCAAGCTCACCCTCCATGTCTCCACTCTTTACTACGTTCTCCTCGGCAACTTTAATTAACTCATCAACAGCCTTGTATCCCGCAGCAATAATCCTGAGCTTTATTTCTTTTACTTCTCTCATTCCTTAGCTTTTAAGAAAATAACTTGAATCAATCTAGCCGTTTCTCCTTCACCAAAGTTTTCAAATAAATTTCTAGAATGTAACATATTTGAACCAAATGCCACCATTCGATTATATTTGGAGTAAATCTTGACTAAAGGATTCTTGTCGTCATCATATATTGTTGTTCCATCTTCAATTGGAGATACTTCATTTAAGTACAATATACAAGTAATGTCTCCCATCATCTCATCACTATGGATAAAATTTGGCTCCTCCTGATTTAACGGTGACTTCCTTACAAAGTTGAAAGCTATTCCGTAATCAGGAAATAACTCAGAGACAAATTTGGCAAAGTCATCGTTATTCCCTCTAGCTTGTATGTTTCGGAATACGTGCTGTCCATCTGCCAAGTCTTCAAATCCGTGTAGGTAAATGTCTGAAATATATTCATGTGGATTTTTTAATACATCTTCAACTACAAGTAGATTCATAATTTGATTGTTATTTGGTGGTCATACATTCGATAAAGCTTTTCCTCATCAACAGTAAATTCATATTCGCTATCGGGACTAAAGCAAACCAAGTCCCCTTCTTTAATCCCTTTCTCAATCAAATACTCATTAGGGTATTTCATAATACCCATTAGAGGTTCTTCGCTGAATGGTTTCTTAATGTAGCTTTCTGTAGCTTTAATTGGTTTAACAAAGCAGTACCTACTGTAAGCGTTCCAAACATTATTCTTCTTGAACATATAGAACTGCTCAGTCTCTATAAAAAATAAATCGTCCTTAAAAAAAGAACGACCACTTTTTTGTCTACCCTTCATGTCATTGTAATACTTGAATACATTGTGATGAACAAGCAAAATATTTCCGGGTTCAATAGGACCATCGTATCCTAGTGGTGTTTCAACCACTTCAGCAAATCTGTTTGAGAACTTGTGGTCCTCTTCAGATGTGCTTACAATTAATTCTACTCCGCCTATATCCTTGGTATTTGAATACCTCTTTCCATCAACAGGCTTTGCAATAAAGTAAAATGGGGATTTCATTAGATATTGATATTGTATTCAATTGCAATTGGAATTGTTGAATTAAACTCTTTCCAAAGAACCACCTCTAATTTATCATTGATAATGAATATCTTGTATGAGTTTGTCTCTTCATCAAATCTAATCAAATGAATCTCGTTCGTATCACCTAGAATACTTTGACCAACAATATAGTGCATTGCACTACCCTTATAATCAGGGCCTACTGAAATCTTTCTAATGTTGTCCATTTAATTAAATTTTATTTCGGATAATTAAGGAGTATACACTACCCCTAACTGTCCTGTTCCCGTAATTCTGTAAACTCTCCCTACAACCAATCCTGCAGCAATGGCTGCTGCATTGTTTGGGTATACAGGAACACTTGGTAGAGGCATGGACAGGATAGCTCCAATAGTAAAGTTCTTGGTAGCATTAGCATCCTGAGCATCTGTGCCGATGAGTTTATCATCGTAAGATATTGTAGTATCACTAGGATATGAGCTGATTGTTGACATTTTTGTATGATTTTTCTTCTACAAAGTTAGACTTATATTTCAGATTAATTTCCCTTTTAATCTCTGACCTGAAATCGTTTAGCTTGTAAACTCTTCTAGCTAAAGATATAAATAAAAGGTCAAATGTTTTCTTAGACTCTAAATCTCTTAATTCTTCTTCTACTTTCCAAAGACTGTAGTTTGTATTTAAAAGACTTTCAGAAAGGTCATCATTAATTAGTCCTTCAATAGTTACTATCTTTTCATAGAGATAGCTCTTCTCCTTGTTTATGTTGATTAGCTTTTCAGAATCTGAAATCATCTCAGACTTGATTTTAAGTATCGTCCACTTATCTACTAGTTCGCCAATTGAAACTTCTATACAATTCATCTCTTATTTTTTTAAGCCATATTTAATCCACTTATACCATACCCTCTCATGAATATAATACTGAATTGGCTTGTAGACCAACTCAGCCAAGCTAAAAGCAGCACCAACTTTAATGGACCCACTTATTGACCACATAATTACAAAGCCAATCAAGGTACTTATAACTCTGTAGCTGATAGTTTTAGCAACGTGTCTTTTCTTTTGAACTATCATAAGCCTAGTTCTTTTCTAATTTTTGTTGCAGATATTTCGGAAACTTCAGTTGGAGGAATATATTCAACAATATCGTATCCTACACCTCTGCCAAAATTAACGCTTGAAATATCGGGGACAATCATTACTGATACATTAGGATTATCGTGATACTCCTCCTTAATTGTATTGTATACCTCGGTTACAGAAAATGGATTCCTCTCGTCAGGCTCAACATCTCTTATGCCTATCAAGACTCTTTCTCCCTCATTCAACACCTGCTGAAACATTTGTTTATGCCCTTCATGTAATGGCTGCCAACGTCCTATGAATAAGGACCACTGACTGCTATTGTGCTTCATTGAGCTTGCTACGTGTACTTTTTTATCCCACATATAATTTGATTTGATTTATGCACTCATCTACTTCTAGCCACTCAGTATTTAAATTTAGCACATCCTCATTGTAAGGGTATTCAAAATCAAGTACATGGTATTGTTCTCTGCCTCTATCTAGCTCATAAGTTAAATGTACGAACTTAACATCGTTAGTTAAGCTTCTCAAATAATCTCTAGCCTCCTTGTAAGGATATACTAATGACAAGACAACAGGCTCTCCTAAACCATTTAGATAATGAGCAATATCACTTGCTCTATTCAAATTCTTAATTCGACCTTCTCTGCTGTAATCTTTGTTAGAAAACAATTCTCTTAGCCTGTCTCCATCTATGTTGTGAGCATCAAGCTTAGCAGCCAATGTGGACTTGCCACTATGTGGCTGACCAAACAATACTATTATCATTTGCTGTATCTAAACTGTTTAAAGAACCATTCATAGTTAGTCCAAATCCAATCACATACATCTTTCCCTAATAACACCTTAGCTCTTGAAGATACAGGCTCTAGTTTTTTACGAATGACATGGTCACCAAAGGCACCATAGATTTCATCATCTTCCTTGGTTACTTGCTCTATGTTATCAAAGTCATGTTGGAAATGAGGGATGTCTAAGTATCGATATATCCTCATCATCTCCGTATCAGGATACAAACAAAGGTCTTCGAACTTAACGAATAAAACCTTTTCTGCAACACCTGTTCTAAACATCTCGCTTAGTCTTTCAATTGCTAATCCAACAGGAGGAGATTGTGCCCAAATATCAATACGTTTTGGGACGGTTGTTCCTTTGCCCTGAGACCAATCTAAAATGTCTGACTGCTTCTCAGGATGCTTTCTAAAGTTACCTTCCATTGAAGCAAAAATATCACGAAGGTCTCTAACCATACAGACTATCTTTGGCTCACCTCCTTGAACAAACTGTAAGAAGTCATAGTGAATACCCCATCCTCTGCTCTTGTCAACCACATACTTCTTATCTGTAACAGCATTATAGAATGCATCCATTCCATTTTTAGCAAATGCTTGCCAACCTTTTTTCATTAGCTCAGCATCTTGTGCTTTAAACTCAGGAGAGTTTGTGTAGTTTCCTCTAGCACCAAATACTAATTCTAGGACTCCTGATGTAGGCGTTGCGTAAATGTCAGGATTCTGAGCCAATATATTTTGCAATAAAGTACTTCCGCTTCTTGGCAAAGAAGACTGATAAAATAATTTTTCCATTTGATTTTATTTAAGTGATTGGATTATTTGATTCACATCAAAAATCTCTAATTCATTATTATAAGGAAACTCAACAGGGTCTCCAATCA